GATAGCGGTAATAGGTTTTGATGCTTGCTTAATATCAGGGAAGCCATCATCGCTTGCAACCTCGATATCGATTGTGACTACAGATACTAATTCAGGATCGTAGTCGATCTGACCAGGATACTCGTCATTGATGAATACGTATTGATAGTTAGTGAGACCATAGAAAGTAAAGTTACTGACTTCGCTATAACGCTTAACAAAGTCTCGTGCTTCTTTCATAGAGCTAAAGTCTACTTTGCCGACCTTCTTATTATCAAGTGTTCTATACTCACCTTTATCAGAAGGAATGAAGAGGTAGGGTTGATAATCTACCTCTTCACTGATACGCTTGCCGTTTTGATATCCACGCAGGTAAATCTTGTTACCGCGTGAATAGAAGTTTGTATAGAAACGTGACATGAATACCTCAAATTCTTAACTATAAACATATTATATCATACTTTAAACCGGAAGTAAATTACTGTTTTCCGGCTATTTTCTCTTGACCACGTGTCCATGCAGCCACACCAAGGATAGCACCAAATGCCATATGAATCAATCCACCATTATCAAGAGTGATTGACTTCCATGGAATGTATGTCATACCTTTAAAGAACTGTGGCATAAACATTGCTATAATAGGAAAAGCAACGAAGTCACAGAAACACATAAGCATATAGAGCCAACCCATTGATGGACGCCAATATGCTTTCATCCAATGTTCATTCTGTTTTCCGTTCTCTGCTTCCCACTTTTGTTTCTCAAGTTCAATTTGCGCAAGCTGTGCAGCCTCTGACATTTGAGGTGCTGCGCTTGATCTTGATGGACCTGCATCAAAATAACTAGTTTGAATAGAAGCAGCTGCACCTTTTGTAGCAGGTGGTAACTGATCCATAGCAGGTTTTGCTACGACTGGTTCGTCGTCTGGTGTACCAAATTTAGGCATAGTGATTTCCCCTTATGCAAATATTTCTAGAGCAGCTGCATAATGTTCTTCACGATCCTTTAATCCTATAGTTCCACCATTAATTTTCTTTGTGACAGTAAGAACGTCACCTTTATCAGCCCATTGGTTTAGTTCACGGGAATCCCAGAACCAACCAGCAGACCATGCTGCACCTTCTTCTGTCTCTAACCATTCAGTTGCTTCAGCAAGCTCCATGTTCATGTCACTAGCAAAAGCCTGGTAGTTACTCTTACCTGTTAGTTGGATAAGGCCACGGCCGCAGTAACGGTAACCATCACCAGACTCAGGAGGACCGTTACCCATTCTACTTGCGTAGACGAGATTAGCGATCTTTTCTGGGTTCTTAGCATAGTCATTTGGATTCTTTCCACGGAAATACTTTGGAAATACCTTAACAAGTGTTTCCGCTCTATAATTAAGATTTTCTTTTCTTGCTCTTAGCCCACCAGACTCATGTCCAACCTGAGCCAAGAACATTGCTATTCTATTTGGATTATTGATTTCATAGAAAGCCATTACTTCATTTAATGGGTCTACGAATGCTTGAACGATGTCTTCGTCAGTGTCTTCAAAGAATTCATTCAACTGTTCAAAGGTTACTAAAGCCATTGTGATCTCCTATATCGTATTCAGATCATAATATAGAAGTTGTCATGGCTTATTTATGATTATTAGACCCTTGCAAAGTGTTTGGCAGCCTTAAACATGATTTGTTCTCTGGAGATACCAAGATCTCTGAGTTCATAATCTGTTAAAGCATTAAGTTCAGCAATAGTTGACATGTATAATGAATAGCTGCTTACCCATCTGGCAGCAGATTCTAGAATGTTTATCATTTGTATTTTCTTTCTTTAGTTCGTATGAAATGAAAATGTGGCCAGAAGCTATTGCCACCAGCCACATGTCACATTATATCATAATATAATTAGTCGACTAGAAGTTCTTTTTTTGACTTCTTAGGTGCTTCAGCTGGATCTGTGATATCGATCTTCTTTGGCTTCTTGTCTTCTGGAATGATGTGTTCAAGCCAGATCTTAAGAATGCCATTGACCATAGCAGCATTATTAACAACGACATTATCAGCAAGTGAGAATGTACGAGTGAATGCACGATCAGCGATTCCCTTATGTAGATAATCAGCAACCTCTTCAGTGTCTGCTGATGTATTGCCCTTTACAATAAGCTTGTTATCTTCTAGAGTAAGTTCAATGTCTTGCTTACCAAACCCTGCAACAGCAAGTTCAACGACATAAACGTTGTCGTCTGTCTTCTTGAGGTTGAATGGAGGGAATGCTGCACCGGCAGTCTTCTGGATATGTTCTACAGTCTCTGCCATACGTTGGACTACTTTATCAGCGCCAACAAAGTACTTACCAAACTTATCGAGATCAGCAAAAGAGTGATCGAATTTGTATGTAGGCCAATTTGTCATGTGTTTTCTCCTATTAAGCGAGTATGATAATATATGGATCCATTAGGCATCCACACATCTATATATAATCATCAATTAAAAAATGTACATACTTAATTAAATTTTTCTTTGCCTTTTGCCTCTACGGACAGTGACATAGTGTCCTTGTGAAAGTAATAAACTGGTGTAAGGCCATGACTCTTCAGCTTTTCACCCTGTTGTAGTACATAACCAAAAGTGTTATTAACATCACCAAGTGCACAACACATTGTGTTGGCTTCCAACATAATAGTTTCTTCGACAATTTCTAGATTGTTATCCATGATATTAGTCCCATAGTCCACGATAATACTTACCAAACAAGCGAAGACCGTTCTTAATACGATCATGATACGCTTTGCTTGCTTCTATATCCCAACCTGTTTTCTCATCATAAAACTGAAATTCAGAATCTGTATCAATCAACTGCGCAAAAGTCCAGATCATTTCGTCCATGATCCAATTATAACGATCAAGAGTAAGAGTATCACTATGGCCATAATCTGTCTCATCGCCTTTACCAATAGAAGGTGCATCTTCAGGATCTGAACTAAAATAACCATGATTGGTTGCTTTAAGTTGCAAAAGCATAGGATGAATAATCAAAGCAAGTGTGTGATCCATGCTCCATGTATCATATGGATCGATACGCACTTTAACTTTACGATTTCTTTTACTATCAATCCAATTGCAGAATTTGTTTACCCATGTAGAAGCAAGCCAATCGCCAAACTTCTCACACGCTTGGGCATCCCAACGTTTTAAATACTCATCATCCCAATCCATTGCTCTTTTGTCTACCCAAAAGAAGATAGCGTTTGAAATGGTATAAGGTCCTATCCAACTGGTATATGGTCCAATATTTACTCGCATGGGTCTTCCTTTATAATTAAATCACCTTCAGGTGGCCACTTTGCTTTGTCTGAATTGATTGCGGCTTCTAATGCATGGATGATGCCGATTCGTGCGAAAGCTTCTAACTCGCCCGGACCAAACTCAACAGTTGCATCAGCAGAACCATCATCATTGACTCTAACAATCTCAAGCTTCATGATATATTCTCCAGATAAATATATGATATACGGTGAAAGGAACTACAAATGAGCAAGCTCACATTATATATAGCAATCGGCATAATTGGTTTTGGTACATTAACTGGTCTTTATTATAATTGGCGTAAAGGTATCGAGCGTGAAGCTTTATTAGAATATAATCAAGCACAACTTGAGCAAAACGAAAAAGATCAACAAGCTATGAAAGAAAAGCTTGCTGCCATGGCCAAGAGACAGGCAGAGATAGAAGCCGAAAACGCTGCTGATAAAAAAGAATTCAAAAACAAGATGGAATCTATTACTAATGATATTGAATCAAAAGAAACAGTAGATCGTCCAGCTTCTGATGTTCTAAAGAAGACAGTAACTAAACTAAAGGATGCACCAAAATGAGAATACTTATTGCTGCAGTTGCTATGCTCGGATTGGCCGGATGTGCATCAAAACCACCACAAGTAATTACTAAGACTGAGCTGCAAGTTTATGTACCAGATCGTGCCACGTTCTACTGTCAGAATGTTCGCCGTTTCCCCAATCCAGAAACCTTGACTGATGCTCAAGTTGCAAAGCTGCTTGTTGAGTTACATTCAAAGAATACTGAGTGTCAGAAAAACATGAATGCTCTTTACAAGACTCTTGATGAGGCAAAGAAGAAAGCTGACAAGGGCAAGGTGGAAGAGAAGAAGTAGTCAAACTTCTTCCTCTTCATTTTCTTCTTCATCAATTAAAGTCCTAAGTTTTTCTAATACTGATTCAATTGCATTAGTCAATTGTGCAATTGTATTATCTTGATTATAAATCACAACCCAGCAATAAGCTGACCAAAATGACATTAGTACGAGATTGACATACATAAAAACTGAAAGATTTTCTTTAGAAATAAACGTAAAGAAAACAAACATAGCAGCAGAGTATGCGCTAGCCGCTAGTGGGAAATTCTTGCTGTAAAAATTCATAATGTCTCCTAATGGTTCGGGGTGATGGGCTCGAACCACCAACATACGGATTCAAAGTCCGTTGTTCTACCAATTGAACTAACCCCGAATAACTCTATTAGATTTTGTCGCTAAGATAGTTCAAGATATTTTCTGGACTTGTTTCACCATATGGATCCAACTCACAATCATCAGAAATACCAGGTTCTTCAAACCAAGCTTCAATGACACCATCATTGATGATTGCAGCATAACGCCATGAACGTTCACCAAAACCAACATTCATCTTTGACACAAGCATGCCGAGTTCGAATGTGAACTGACCATTGCCATCAGGAATCACTGTAATCTTTTTAATGTTCTGTGACTTTGCCCACGCATTCATGACGAATGAATCATTGACTGATATGCAATAAACTTCATCAATACCGTAATCCATGAAATGTTCATAATGTTCTTCAAATCCAGGAAGCTGATATGTAGAACATGTAGGAGTGAACGCACCCGGAAGTGAGAACAAGATAACACGTTTGTTTCCAAAGAAATCTTGCGAGTTAGCATTTTCCCAACGATAAGGATTAGAACCTTCAATAGAGTCATCGCGAACGCGAATCATAAAATCTACATCAGGTACACGTTTACCAATATTAGTTCCCATAATACTCTTCACCTTTCTCTGCATAGTATTTGGCAATAGTCATTGCTTTTTCTTCAGTATAATCTGTTATTGCTTCTTCTTCATAATGCTGACTGAGATTATTATAATCTCCTTCAGTTACTACTTTATACGTAACACGTGTTATGTTATCACGGTGGACATATGCATCAATACCGATGATCTCTTTTATCTTTGTGTACGGTTCAAAGTTATCGATCTTACGTTGCCATACTTCACCTTCGTATGTCAGTTCTTCGACTACATAATTTTTGCGACAACGTGGGACAATAAACTTATGCCCCACGTT